TTTTTGCCGTAGACGAGGAAATTACCCTGTATGGTATAAGCGTTGCTTCCTGCGCCATATGAAGCGCCTACATCGCCCTCTTCTTGGCGTATCTGTACCTTATCTATTCCATACACCAGGAAATCTTCATAAGTGGTTTCTGACGGCTTGTAATGGGATAAGGTTTCTCCCTCCAACTGAGAAGGGAAAAGGTCCTCCGATGGAAATAGTTCCTCTGACGGGAACAGGCCGGAGGCTCCCAGGAACACATACTTAAATCTCCCGGTAACATCAATCTGGCCAAAGCAACCGTTGATCTCACAAATAGCCTTTATTACGTCACGTCCCCATAATTTAGATGGGTCAATAGTCTTTGTTATCTGCATAACGTCCAAGGGAAGGGTAATTTCTCTCTGTTGGACTCCCACATATTCGCAAAGGGAAGTACGGAATTGTTTCAGGCTCAAGGGGAATGTAAGCCCCTGATACCATGAAGACACATCAACATTGAAATTAAGCATCCGGTCATATGCTACGATCTTTCTAAGCCGCCGGTCCGCCTGCCGCTCGAAACTGTCTACTTTGTAAATCCCCAACATCATTTCATAGCCGCCAACCTCCACCGACAAAGCAAATTCTTTCCCTGTTACGTCCATAGTAACATCTGCTACGGTAATCTCAACCTTTGCTGCACTGCATTCCCCAAAGGTCAGTGATGCATTATCACAGATCGTTTGAGTCAGGGTAAATGATTCGTAATATATCTGATCGGGGCCAATAATTAGCATTGGAGTATCATCTACAGGGAAAAGATCATCTGACGGCCAGACATCTTCACCTGGATAAAGCAGGTTGATTGTTTTATTATAAAATCGGAGATTAACTGTCCTTACCGTCTCTCCCACACTGTTGTTTCTTCGATATAGAGCCTTTATTTCTTCCGGTATGTTAAGCACATTTTACCTCCTTAATATTCAACCATTGCAATACGCACAGGTCTGTACCGTATGTCCTTACTCACCTTGTCAACGTCATAAACTTCGAACTTGGGATCCGGGCAATAGAAAGTACCTGTCTGGTATCCATTGTTCCAGTATTCAAGGGTAAATTCGTCCCGGTTTTGAAGAAGGTTTTCGAGCACTGCTTTATCCTGTTCATGCAGTAATTTTGTGGTAAATTCAATTTTTGTGACTTTGTGAGGTAGGATATTTCGGTGAAGGTACCCCGTACTGTCCCGGTATGAGTCCAGGTCCTGCCTTTGGTTAGGAGTAACTGAAAAGCTTCCATGAGATATTAAATCATTTGGAAAGATTACTCCGTTCACTTTTAAAAGATATCCTTGATAGGACATAGGTATCAATCCCCTTTCTTGCATCGTAAAAGCGCCCGGTTGATCCAGGCGCCGCCTTAATAATCAAAAGCACTTTTCCCATTGGTTTTGAAATACTCATCGTCCTTTGTGCGGACAAGTTTAAAGACTCCTTCAGCATTGCCTTCCAAGTGAATATGGATTTCTTTCTCTCCGCTTCCAAAGGCTGGAGCCGCCTCAAGCATTCCTTCAATAACCGCATTTTTCATAGCCGTTGTGATCTGTTCATTATTTGCTACCGCCGTCCGGTTCCCTATCCGGCCAACAAGCTCCGGTCCGGATTCACGGGCGAGAAACATTTCACCAGTAGTGGGGTATCCTCCAGAAGCATAAGCCGGTATGTTTGGTATTTTAAACAACTGAAAGGATCCACCCTCAATGATGGTCTGCCCGGCAATCTCCACGTTATCCCACTGGAACTTCATCTTTTCGTTAAGCCAGTCAATAAACTTATTAAACAATGCCCTGGCTCCGTCAATGGCATTCTGAAAAGTGGTTGTAAATGCGTCCGGTATTTTCGCCATGATTCCTTTCCACTTCTCCAGAGTAAACCATGGGCTTACTTCCTTATCCCACCAGCTTGCAATATCTGTTTTCCAGGCTCCCACAGTTTCGTCCCAGGTCTTTTTTAACTGCTCCTTGATGGTTTTGTATAAATCACTCCATTTCTGCAATGTGAACCAGGGGTAAACACTTTCGCTCCACCAGTTAGATACATCTGCAGACCACTGCACCACCGTGTTGTCCCAGGTGCTTTTCAGACTGGTTTTTATATTTCCATATACCGCATTCCATTTATCAGCAGTAAACCATGGTGTTACTTTACTATCCCACCAATTCTGTATATCACCAGACCATACAACAACAGTTTCGTTCCATTTGGCTTCCATGCTGGTCTTCATGTTGTCAAATAAGCCACTCCATTTTTCAGCAGTAAACCAAGGGGAAACATCATTCTCCCACCATAAGGAAATTCCTGTATTGCTCCACCACGCCTTAAAATTATTCCATTTGGTTTGAGCATTCTTGTTGAGGTCATCAAGCCATTTAGACTGATCTTCCCCTGCCTGTTGCCTGATTTTCTTACCCTCTTCGATCCAATGTCTTATTGATTCGAATTGATTTATATAGGCATTGTTATTCAGATAAGCGTCTGTTGCCTCTGACTGCTGAGCATACCTGCTTCCCATGCCCCATTTGTTTTTCTGCTTTGTGGTTTCTTTGTTTGCATCCCATTCTGCCCGCACCTTTACCGGGTTTTCTTTGTACTCTCTTAATTTATCCAAAGCAGTTATCCAAGCGGCAACCGTGCCGCCTATAACTGTCAACGTAAGCGTAATTCCAAAAGAGGGGGCAGCTATAAACAAAAACAGCTTATCTAAGAACTTAAGCAGCTTATCGGCACCCTTAAATCCTGTCCAGACAAGTTTCATTGCTCCAAGGCTTGTGGCAATCAGTCCGATACCATAACCAATACTTTCAGCTTGATCTGGATTTATCTTATTCAATGCAGAAGCAATCCCGTTCAATCCTCCCGGTATAATAACATTAATAAAACTGGCCCCTACGTCCAGCAAATTATGGAAGAACTTCAATAATCCTTCTCCCACTTTTTCAGCAAAGGGTTCCAACGCTTTCCAGAAGTTTCTAAGTGCTTCATTGATTGCCGGCCAGTTCACCTTCAGGAGGAAGTTATTGACCGCATCTGCAAACATGGGGATACCAGTTCCAAGCGTCCATTTTCCAAGAGGTATTAAAAATTCATAGTAAAAATCTCTTAATCCGGTCCAGACAAACGTTCCTAATTTTGCAAGGCCCTCATTCCACAACCGTTCCAACGCTTCCCTGGTGGGCTCTGCTGCCGTCTTTATGGCTTCCAGTAAATCCTTTACCTTCTGTGCTGCTTCTTCCATTGCAGGATTAACTGTAACATCTGAAAACAGTTCTCCGGAAAAATTCCCAAAGTCTGGTACCGCTCCACCTCCTCCGGATCCACTTCCCGAACCGCCTCCGCTCTCACTGCCTGCACTTAGATTGTTGAGCTCGTCAAATGCGCCCAACTGCTTATTCATCTCCTTGGCAGATTTCGCGGCATTTCCAAGGTTTTCGGCCATAGATCCGGAGGCTCCTGCGGCATTCTCCATGGTCCCTGCTACATCACTGCTCCCGCCAGCATTTCCAAACAAGGCCGCTGTAAATGCTTTAAAATAGTTTGCAAGCGTCTGAAGTTTCACAAGCACCATGTTAATTACCTGAATCACAGGAGTGAAGGCATTGATGAGTCCCTGTCCGATCGTAGCTTTTAGGGATTGAAATTGTAAGGTCAACACCCTTGTCTGATTCGCCCAGGAATTACTGGTCCTGGCAAAATCACCGGACGCGTCCGCCAGAGAGCTCATAACGAACTGATACCGAAGCATTACCTTTTCCTGCTCCGTCATCTTTGCTGTAGTTTTCCCAAGACCATTATTTAAAGCATATTGATCAAGGGCTGTTTGAGTCATGACAACACCAAGTTCTTTTAAACTCTCAGTTTCACCGGTAAAGATACTTTTCAGCTTTGTATAGGCTTCATCTGTGGAAAGGTTGTAAAATGATGCCACGTCTCCGGTAAGCCCCGTAATGGCGGCTGACATTTGATAACCGGCTTCCCCCGCAATACCAAATGATTTAGCCATAGCCCCGTAGGTACCCATATATTTCTTTGCTGTTAATTCTGACAGGCCAAACTGGGTTATGGCATTCTTGGCAAAGGCATCCACCTGCTTATTCATGGAACCGAAGGTTACATCTACTACGTTCTGGACCTCTGCCAGATCAGAACCAAGCTGGATACAGGACTTTCCAAAAGCGGCTATCGCGGTGATACTTAAAGCGGTCGCTACCACTCCTGCAATCTTCTTAAATGACGATGCCATTTTTGTGGTCTGGTGTTCGACATGGTTAGTAGTTGCTGTTGTCTGCTTTTTAACCTTTTCCAGCTCATCACGATATGGCTTTGTATATGCCTCAATGATTACCTGGAGTTTTTCAAGCGTCATGCCTTCCAGCTTTACCACCTCCCGTTCTGGCATGGTTATGGCGGTATGCAAAGTCTATCATCTTAGCTTTGTACACTGCCAATTCATTTTCCTGTCTCTTCTTCTCAACTTCTGGTCCTTCCTCTCCGAATAATTCCGGGAAGTAGTCCCAAAGTTCTAAAATCTTTGAATCCTTTGAGCCATTTACAACGAGGTTCACATATTGAGCGATATCTTTGGACAGGAAATGTTTTTCTAAAAGTCTTTGTTTCATCCGCTTCCGTTCTTTTCGCTCGTAGCTTTCTAATAGGTCCTGTATCTCTGCAAGGGAAAGATTCCAGAACCGTCCCGGACTAATCCCACAATCCAGGGCAATCGGATAAAGCTCATTGATGTAATCCGATAGGGTACCACTTACATGACTTCTTTCACTTCCTCCAGCTTCCGATCCATTTCCGTCTGCTGGTCCTCCGAGAAAAAACCAGATACACTGTAAATAGGCATGAGTACGTCAGTCATAAAAGAAAGCTGTGTCCCGCCTTCCTCGCAATATTTATCAAACATGTTCTGAACATCAGTATATTTGATTCCATGTTCCCATGTTTTCATGGCTCCCTGTGTAATGGAGAGCATGACTGCCAGGGGCGGCACTCCGCCGGAATTGGATAGAATATTTAAAAGATTGCACTTAAATTTATCCTCTAACTGACAGATAATTGCCGTTGTAAGCTTAAGTTTATATTCCCTGCCACCTACATTCCAAAAGGCAAACGGAGTACGTTTCTTCTTGTCCACCACCATATCCTCTGATGTAGTTTTCTCATTTACTTTTTCATCATCTAAACCATAATTCATTATGTATTACCTTCCTTTCATTAAGCCGGATCAACTACTTCAATATCCGTCTGTAATCCAAGATTAAGAGTAAATTCAATGGCAGCATTTACACCGCCTCCACTAACCTTGACGCTGCACTGCGCATCAAAGTGGAATTTCGTTCCGTCTGGGAATGTCTGTTCAAAAGAAACCGTTTCCTTTGTGTCTGCAACTGCCCTCAATTTCCGATACGAGGAATCAGTTCCATTTTCCCATTTAAACTTATAAGCCAGATCGCCCGGATCTCCGATACCTAACTCTGAATGTTTCATTTGATCTTCCAGAGTGGTGTTGTCCACCTTTTCTGGATCCACCCCAAGTTCAGGTACTTCTTTAAGTCCTGCCAACGTGGTATAGGTGCTTTCCGCCTTTTTTTTCAATCCAAGTGTTATGCCATTAGCTAACATACTTTCACTCCTTCCTAATAATTGTGATAAACCTGTTTAGTCTTTACGTCGATTACCATTTCATAGCGCATCTGCTTATGTTTAAAGCCGCTGGGGTCCTCTACGTCCATACATTGGATACGTTTAAGGCCCAGGGCTGCTACGGCCTGATCTACCGCCACGGCTACAGCGGAAGTGCTCTTTCTGGCCCATATATCAATGCGGTACCGGCAGTATGCTTTCTGCTCTTCCATGTCCGTATATTCCATGACCTTGTTATCTTCTTCAATGTACTGGATTGCAAGATCCTGTTCCCAATCCCTTGGATAGAAGTCCGTTACATTGTCCGTAACTGTACAAAGAGCTGCGTATACTTCATCTTTTACATTGATCATTTACTTGCCTTTCTAATCTCTGAGGATAATATATCATTTACTTTCCGATAGATAATATCTTCATTATCTTTTAGACCTGGATACATAAAAGGTTGTGCGGCCTGACCTGAACTCTGATAAAACCGGCCTTGCGCAGTATCAATCGAAAACCAGTGATACTTTTCGGCGGTCTCTGCATCCACCTGACTTTCATGAATCCACCAGGGTGATTGTGAATAAGACGGGGAGATCTCTGGGGAGATACCTGCATGATCAGCCTCCCCCTTAGGGCCCGTTCCAAATTCTACATAAGGAGCGTATTTCTTATTGGTATATACAGTCCCTATCACTCTATCGGCCTCAACCTCTACCCTGGTTTTAATACTTTGCCGAAGTTCCCCATCATTTGACGGACACATTAGCACGGCACCAGCTTGTGCAATTTTAACACCCTGCCCCACCGCCTTTTTTACCCCCTGGTCTGCAATTTCCTGGAGATTTCCATATTTCTTCATGAGCTTATCCAGCCCCTTTACGCCGCCTGCCATTACAGTTTCTCCAGTTCCATATATAGGTGTCTGTATGGGCGAATCGCAATGATCTTGTAATCCGGTCCCGATTCTCCGGGAACATAAAGGCAGATGCCGTCACCTTCCCGGATTAGCTGCGTACCGAGCAGATAACTAACACGGCCCTTTTCATCGGTTTGCGTCTTATAATCCCCGTCCAGTCGGCAGTTCCTAATATAAGAAAGCCGCTGCCCGTACATTTCTGCCTGAAGCTTACCTCCTGCAGGCCATATCTCCGCCGTAATGGGCTGTCCGGATCCATACTCTATATAGGAATTACCTTCATTGTCTTTCCTGGCTACTGCCGGCCTATGGTGATACTGTTTCAGGCGGTTCCGTTTTAGTCTCATAAACTCTACCTCCTATCCGCGCCAGACGGTAACGATCTAGCACGTCATAAATATGCTTAGGAGCATTTTCAAAACTGTAACTCTCCCCGCCTTCACTCCGGGCAGATTCCCCTTCGGTTCCCATACGATTCAAAGCGATCACTGCCATATCCCGTACAGTCTTTTGTAAGCCTGTGATAATTTCTGTCCGGTTCGTATAGGAAAGAACAAATTCCTTCGCATCTTCAAGCAAAAGGGAGAGTAGAACATCGTCACTCTCCCCGGTAAGCTTTTTCAGTTTTTCGATATCTTCCATTTATTCCACGTCCTTTAACACAGAGAGCAGATCATCTCTGTTCAGCGAAGAGGAACCTTCAATTCCCTTTTCCTTTGCCAATGCCTTTAACTCCTGGACGGTCATATCTTCCAGCTTCTTTTCTGGTTCCAATGGTGTTTCTGATTCGATTAGTGTTACAGACTGAACTTTTTCAACAGTATCAAGCTCTTTGAAGCCGTCTGCAATAAGCCTGTTAGCCTTAACATTGTCTTCGACAATCCTCTCAACATTACCTTTTATCAGTCTCATGCGGCACCCCCTTATTCTTTCGTTTCCTTGACGCTTAAATAAATGGAATTGACCTTATTATCAAGCACCCAGATATCATGGAAACGTCTGTAGTCCATCTGCCATGCATTAAGCTTCTGGTTGATTGTAGGATCAAAGATACGCATAATATCCTGTTTCGTTACTGCAATCGGGGTGGTTCTTGGACAGATCATAAAGTTAATATTTTTTGCCGTTGCACCCTTTACATAACCGCCCTGCTCCTGACCGGATGTCTTGCCATCGTAAATAGTAATGGCAGTATACATTCTGTTAGAGGGTGTGGAAATAATCGGAACACCATCAACAGAAGGAACTGCTGTCTCAATGCCGCCTTTGGAAAATGTGGTATTGGTAATTTTTCCTGACAACTCCATCTCTAATTCCATGATAAAATCAGGAGTGGCATGGATAACCAGTGGCCCATTGTATAGTTCACGGATCGCCTTAATGCCTTCCTTGACCTTGCGGAGTGCAGATGTTCCAGTTGCACCTGGCGTATACCCGTAAGAAACCATTCCTGCTTTGTTGGCTGTGATCGTCTCACTTGCAATCTTCGATATACGGTATGCATCAATCTCAGGCACCACATACATGCGCTGGAACTCTCCCATCACTGCAGCGGCTGTAGTAACAAAGTTGTTTTCATTAATATCAATGGGATCAAGCTGAAACTTGCGACCTCTGTCCTGTGTCATTTTACGGGTTTCGTACTCCAATGTAACTCCGCCCTGCTGATACCCATTGTCACGGTCATAGTCTCCCATGCCCTGAACGGTCATCTTAGGAATCTTTACCTCTGCCCCTCCATTGTAGATCACCCGTCCCGCATTGGAATCCATCCAACCAGTGACGGCCTCCCGGATTGCTACTTTATCCAAAGAATTCTGAAATAACGTTGCTGTTGCTAATGTGTTAATTGCCATAATATTTTATCGTCCTTTCTTATACGCTTCCCATCATCAGGTCTTCAACCTGTTTTACAAGGTCAGTCTCTTCCTGTGATGTTGCTTTTTTAGGCGGCTTCCCACCTTTCAGTTTCTCTTCTACCGCAGACTGAACGGCCTCCTGGAAGGCTTTCTCAACAGCGGCTATGGATTTGTTACATGAGTCTGCATCAGTATAATTTAATACCCCTGCAAGCCCTACCGGCAGTTTCTTTTCAGCAAGTGTATTCTTTGCCTCAGCCATGAGCTCCCGACGTGTAATGGTTGCTTCACGCTCCTGAAGCTCTCTTTCCTGCTTCTGCCTCATATACTCGGCCTTTTCCTCTTTGTTCATCTTGGACAGCTTTTCCGCTTCGGAAAGCTTATCATCCATCAAAGCAGACCATTTTTCTTTAGCAGTTCCCAGGGCCTTCTGCACCCTGCGGTCAAACTCTGCCTGGAAATCTCCCTCTTTCAGGATTTCATCGAAGGTTTTTGACTTTGGTGGATCCTGGTTGCCTCCGGTTCCTCCATCGCCAGTTCCGCCATCTCCGGATCCCTCTTTTCCCGGTTTGCCTGTTCCGCCGCCTTCACCTTCTCCTGTGCCGGTGCCGTCTCCATCAAAGCCGAAGAAATGTAAATTCATAGGGTATAAACTTTTCTTTCTCATTTCTCTATCCTTTCTGCCCCGTTCCGTTCTCTGCCCGGACCGTTGCCTAAACATAAAAATAACACCCAGGGAAATTCCTGTGTGTTTGTTAGCTGTATCTTTCAGTAGGAGGCTTCACCCCGCCGCCCAGAGGGAGATGTTGGATCACCTCCTGTTATTCTGCCAGTTCATAAGTTGCTTTGAAAATATCAGGCTTGCATGGATAAAGCTCGCCTTTTACTCCCCTGATAATGTAATCACCATTGTTTACCTTAAGTTCTCCCTCTAATGTCTTAATAAATAAATCGGCCTTGAGCAACGGAGACACTGGCCAATTATAATGCAGTACCCCACTCTCAAACGCTTCTGTAATCCACGCTGGGTCATTCCTGCTTGCTGGCACATCAAGTAAGTCATGGCCATATCTGACCGCCTCAATTACCACTGGTTTTTTTCTATACTTCATTTTTAACTCCTTTCTGTTGCGATATCGCAACTTTTGGGTACAAAAATACCACCGGCCATTTTACTCACCGATGGTATCATTTCTGTTCCATTATTTTGTTTGCTTCTTCTTCGGTCACTTCATAATACGAATCATACACCGGGCTGTCAGGAAATCTAAACTGCGCCATAATGCCAGTTCTTACCCAGCCTCTTTCTTTATCATACTTAAAACTCTTCCGACCTTCGGAACGAATAAGGGTTCCTCTATGCTCATAATCATTTAAAACATAATAACTCACTTATTTTTCACCCTTTCAATATTTTTAGGAAAAGCCAATCTGCTTGAAAGCTCAATCATCTTATCATCAAGCTCTAAGTATTCTTCCGATTCATCATCTAAAATCTTTCTTTGCTTCTCATATAGCTTATGTAACTCACCGTTTTTCAGATTAAAGCTTTCCTGCGTATGATACTGCATTTCAAATGTCTTACCGTCTGGTGATTTAATAAAAGTATTAATTCCATTGTAGGAACTATCAGGGTGCCATGTGTTTTTAATTCTAACTGTATTATAGCCTTGGTTTTCAAATTTTTCAATGGCATTCAGCGTCTTTTCCGTTAAATGTTCGGGATCTGATCCCAAAGTATAACGTACAATATCTTTGATTTCATATTCGTTTCCTTCTGGATCATAATTCTTTCTGATCTTTTCAAGGTAAGACTCTTTTGTCTTGATTCGATATTCCAGTCCCAGGCTATTCATTCCTGTGGATTCCGCGATTTTCTTAACCTGATTGGTTATTTCCGGTTCCCCTTCAATCGCTTTGCTGTAGTAAGACATGCCTTTGTACTGGGCTTTTAAAATACCATATTCATCTGAATCAGAATATTTAACCGTCTGGAAAGAATCCAGTGTTTTGGGAGCCTCTTCCCCAAGAGTTTCTTTATACCGTTCAAATTGCTGTCTATCTGCTGATCGGTTTCTGATCATTTTCTCATTCAGTTCTGCTTCTGATTTTCCCTTAACATTCTTTCCGTACCATTCTTCATAGGTCATGTTTGCAGGAACCGCGTTGGTCTTTCGGGAAACCGGATCCCTTGCCCTTCGCTTCATCTGGGAAAGTTCTTCATCTCCAATATCGCAAATGGTTGTTGATCTGCACCACGGGTGCATAGGTGGGCAGTTAAGCCCGGGCTGCTGTTCGGATACTTTAAAGCGCTTCCCGTCCAAACCCCGACAGATAGAGGAAGTCCTTAAATCCAGAGTGGCCACAAAACGATAATATTCAATCCCGCATTCCACATAAGAGGACATTTCCATTTGATTCGCAAGATTGCAGCTCTCTGTCCGGACAAGTCTTCTTGCCTGACTGGCTCCGGTTGCAAACTTATTCGCTATGATATCAGCAGTTTCCCGATCCGTCCGGCCTGTGATGAGACTGAGAAGCAGTTCTTCTTTCAAATCCTGTGCTAAAGCTTTTGTATTACTCCAGATCCTTGTGGAATAGTTAGCACCAGACCACTTACTATTTATCACCCGGTCGATAACTGCAGGTGATATCAGATTGAAACCAAAGTTCACCCCAGTGCGCTGCTGCATATCAAAGATGGACTGATAATAGGCTTCATTGGCAAGATCCACGTAATGGCCGGTACTCTTTACCCTTTCCTGCTGATAGACGTTTTGCATGGTCAGGTCAAGCTGGTTCTGAAGCTGCTGCAAGCGTTCCAGCCTTGTCTGATATGCAGGGGCCTCCAGCTCTGCCAATATCTCCACCTTGGTTTTATCATCGTCCCCAGCTTTTAGAGCTGCTTTCAATTCATCAAGGGAGGTTTTGTCCTTCATAGAATTTAACAGCCGGTAAGCATCTTTTTCTGACAGCTTATGTTTCTTCTGATATCGTTCAAAGATTTCATCCAGTTCCAGACTAATGTACCTGGAAGCCTTTATATAAACCTTTGATATTTCATCGGCTGCCTGTTCTGCCTTCTCCATGTATTGAAACATTTCCCAGGCTTTGCGCTTCTCCCAGTAGGATAAATTACTCATCTATATCACCGGCCTTTTTCTTCTTGGCCGAATCTTCCTCCTCTTCGGGAGGTGTATTACTACCCAAGCCGAAGATCTCCTTCTGCTGCTTCACTGCCTCCTCTGCTTCCTTCTCCACTGCCTTCAGCTCATCTTCCAAATTATCAATGAATGGAACCTGGGAAAGGAGGGTTTTCCTACTTACCTTCCCCCATAAATTTGATACGATCTGGCTGATTTCCAAGAGGTTTCTAGGCAGTGCCCGAGTAAAGGTAGGTGTAATTCCAGATATGTCTACATTTACAGCTTTGCTTTTCTGCAGCCAGCCGGAGAAGAGGCGGATCCGCTTCCTCAGTCCCTTCTTGTAGTACCTGGTCTTAATCTTTGTGATATTCTCCATGCCCAGGAGCTTAAACTCCATGGCTACGCCGGATATGTTCCCACCAAAGCTTTCATCAGTCATGCAGGGGATATGGGAAAACTTGTGGATATCCTGCTCAATCGCTTTCTTAAGGATCTCCACTCCATTTTCATCGAATGTCCTGGTCAGGTATTCTGCCTTAGTACCTTCCGGAAGTTCCAGAAGTTTGTCCTCTTTTACTCTCTCCTTGGCTGTCTTGCCGTCCTCGTCCTTTGCATCAGGATCCCCAAGCATGGCCCCATAGATGGCGAGGATCGCATCAATAAACTGCTCCTTGTCTGTGATACGGTCTGACATCAGGGCGTTGTAGGCATCAATCAGTGGAATCTGCAGCTCAAAATCACCGATTGCCAGCTTGTTATTTAAATATTCTACTATGGGGATTTCCTCAAAATAATGAGGCTCTGGTTCCTCTATAAGTGCTTGCGGTCCGGTAATATCATCAATGTTAAGGACGTATTTGTAATGCGCCGTCAGAACTGTGGCAACATATACGGTCCTCTTCTTATCCGAATCGTCCTTCCTGGCATAATAGTAAACTGCAAAAAGTTCTTTCTGCTCGATTGTATCATCGTATACCATGAAGGTATTCTCTGGTGACAGGCTCTTTATAGTAAGATCTGTTTCTCCCTCTTCCGGATAGATATATTCATAGGTACGTCCGTACACGGATAAGTCCAGCCCGTTATCTCCGTCTGCTTCATCAGCTCCAGCCTGTTCAAAGGCGTCAGTTATGGCCGTAATATCCTCTTTGCTTTTATAAGATACTGAATTACCAATAAAGTAAGAACTGGCTGTATCTGCGATATCCTTCGCATGATTACATACCAGCTTTGTTTTACGGCTTTCTGTCAGAATCTTATGCTGCCCTTCATAATACTTCATGAGCTTCCGGAGCCTGGAGGCTTCCTTTCTGTGCTTCGTGATAAGTGTTCGGATTGCCTGCTTATCCGGGTTCAGTTCGTCCCATGATTCCCGTGGCATTGTATATACGTACATAGTTATCACCTTCTTTCTAATGGAATCCGTAAGCCGATTTACTGCGGATCTTAATCGTCTTATTATTTAGTATTGTATAGCAAAAATACCTGACCGCGTCCATAGCGTGATCGTGCTGTTTTATCGGCTTATCTTCTCCCCGGTCCCCTGCCTTTGGGTCCCAGATGTAGGAAGCAAATTCTTTTATGGTGTTGATACAGGATTGACTGAATGCTATCTTTCCTGTATTTAGGAGCGTAGAAACCAGCCGAATCCCGTCCTCCACATCGTTGTCCGCTTTCATTGTCTTGTATCCCCGGTTGTTAAGCTCCGTTATAAAAGAAGCTGCCGAAGGATCCACAATGATTGCTTTAACCGGCGTTCCCTCCAACCACTTTTCCAGATCATCAGCATACTGTGAATCCGCTTTCTGCTTTCCCTTATCTCGGCCAGAGTAATAATACTCCCTGGTGCAGTACCATTTCTTATCTATGCCTTTATTCCAAAGGAGAAACACCATGGCATTCTGAGTACCATAGTCAATGCTCACATATCGGCCACCATCAATCAGGAGCCGGGCGAAGTCCACCACTTTCTTTACATGTCGATCCACATCAAACATGTCATAAATGATTCCCTCTGCCATAGCCCATAAGCCCAGTATGTATCGCTTATAGAAAACTCCGGTGTACATGCTCCGGTATCTGGCTTTAATCTGCTCTGACAGGCTTAAGTTGTCTTCCATGGTAAAATGGAGGACGATCAGATTCTTTTTCTTGGCTTCATCAATCCAGTTCGTTTTAAACCAGTGGTACGGTCCGTCCGGGTTGCAGTTGAACCAGTACTTTGATCCATCAACGGAACAACGGCCGGTTGCCTGATTGACGAATGATTCCGGCATCAGCGCTACTTCATCGAAGAACACACCGGCCAGAGTGATACCCTGAATGAGATCCTGGGAACGTTCGTCCTTTCCACCAAATATGTAAAAGTAGTTCGTAACCTTTCCCCGGCTGATCTCCACCAGGTTGTCAGATCTATGATCCACCACACGGTAGCCCCGGCTCTTAAGCATCAGCTTTAGCCAGAAAAGAACGTTTCTCCTAAATGATCCGATTGTTTTACCACACATAGCAAAGTTTTGACCGTTAAATCTGTACATGGCCCAAATCACAAAGGATAATGACATGCAGATCGTCTTTCCGGATCTGATCGCGCCGTCCGCTATAATTCCATCTTTATCCTTGACCGGAGAGGAATCGCACCACCATGTAAGGACTTTCTTCTGCTTGAGGGAAAACGGTTGGAACTTAAATACCTGTAGCTTTGTGGATATGCTGCACTTCTGTTTTAACTTTTCAATCCTGGATTTTAAGGCTTTCAGTCTTTCAATCATCAGCATCACCCCAGATCTCGGCAGCTCCGCTGTTCATGGCATCCATAAAACCATCGGCCTCAGTCTCCTGATCTGACGGATCCCGCTTTAAGGTTTCCAGTTCCACCTTCATGATCTCCAGTTCCAGACGGGCATCATCAAAACCGTAACGGTGCAGGGAATCAATGGCTTTCTGCTTACGGGCCTGCACCCTGGTGAGAGCATCTTCTACCGCCTGGATCTGTCCCAGGGCTCCGGTGTACTCTGTGGTGTCTTCTTCTGTACTGGACTTGAACTTAACCGCGGTCATGCCCGGAGCTTTGCTTTCTGTCTGATCGGCAGCTGCCTGCTTTATATCATCGATCCGTTTGAGCATTCTGCGTTCCCGGACCGTGAGAAGCTGAATCTCTTGCAGAAGAAGCTGCTCCTTATCTAATTGAACCATGCTGATAAGTTTCTTTTCATCTTCTTCCAGGGCATCAAAAAAGAGAGTCTCAAACTCTCCTGTCTTAACTGCATTCTTATTCTCTTTTGGGGCTCCACCATCATTACCGACAGCATTCTTGTTTCCTATCGGTGGTCCCTTCTTATGCGAACGCTCGCTATTTTTATCCGAACGTTCGTTATCCCATTTATGAGTTGACTTCCATCGGCGGACCGTTCCTTCCGGGAGATTTAGTTGACTTGCAATCTCAACTAACTTCAAGCCTTTTAAGTACATGGCCTTTGCCTGCTTTATTCTTTCATCTGGTGCTCTTGCCAAGCCTCACCACCTCACTTGTGTTGTTTTTTATAATAAAAAAGAGACGGGGTTGAGCCGCCTCTGTGTTGGAGAGTAACATTGTTTATTCATCTTCATTTTTAACTATGGCTAAGGCCTTAGCCCCGGCATAAAGATTAAACAACTGGAATACGTTAAAAACAAAACTTATCATTCTCCAAAGAATTATAGCAATAAATACTAAATACACTTGAATCATAAGTATAGCAACCAAATTATTAGTTAATAACTGAGAGAAAAGTAAAAAATCACTTGGTAGAGAACTGACAATCAGTTTAATGAGTAGACTGCTAATTATCGACACAACATATAGCATCATTAATTCAACAAAATTTTTGTTCGTTTCCTGCAATTTACTAATCGTTACTCCCTTTTCCTTTTTAACAGATTCTGTGTTAATCATTATTATCAAAAGCTGCTTATTTATAAGGGCCTGAAAAAATGCATATCCAGTAAAAATGATACCAAAAAGTGCCAGCATAACATTGAGAATATCACCTACGGCATCTAATGTTATATTTATTGTATTTTTTGACAAGCCCATTATCACTGATGGAATCAGGCATATTACGAAAATAATGAAATTAGATTTGGTAGGTTTAAAAGCATTAAACGAGCCTATAAGAATACTTTCTGAAGATACTGATTTAAACAATTTATTCACATTATCCACATTCAGCGTACTCATAAGCCCATCCCCCTTCTAAATTTATTTTGGAAACAAAGTAATTATCTTGTTCTTGTTTTTTTCATATATCTCGTTGTTTGTTTCACTGACATAAGATATATTCTTCATATCTTTACCCATTGCCATAATAGTTGGTATGTTATTTTCAATATTATCTCCTACAATATCGATTTGCATACTTTCTGATATAACATCATTATTTATGGTCCCCTTCGTTTTATCAGGGTATGTGACCTTAAAGATTGGTTCAACAGTTCCTTGTGCTTTTTCTAAAACGTTTGCTATTCCCGTAATATTTTTGGGTGACTTCAAAACAACTTCCCCTTTGGGAGCATCCGTTTCTCTCCTAAGCTCCGTAGACATTGTATTAAACATTCCTCCAAAATCAATGTCACCATCGCCATTTAATGGTAAAAAGCGTAGCGTCATAGAATTTATAGATTTTACAGATTTTAAAATACTTTCAATATTCTCTCGCCTAGGAATTCCAATGACACTCAAAATAGGGATAGGCGACTCTAATCTTCCTTCTTCTTTAGCTTTCTTATTCAGCCTCCTTACATATTCATCAAGTATGTATTTTGCTGCACTGGTGAAGCTCTTAAGAGATGGACTACCCTTCTGGTTTTCTATGTACATCATTCTATGATTACGCAAATAAATTAAGAACATGGAGAATGGAGCTGTTGAATAAGTATCATCTTTTTCTACCAAATTTCCAAATTCATCGATATCCGACTTAATTTCCAAGGTTGTTTTCTTGACTATTTTTCCAACAAAAACATATTCTCCATCTTTGTCGACGCGAATACTCGTATCCATAATCAAATATTTTGAATCGCCTGTTTCTTTTTTTATTCCACTCGAAAAAGCTGGATAAACAATAGAATCAAAATATTCAAGTAATGGTTTTTCTCCCTCATTATCAAAAAAAACCACATTAAAATTAGCAACAGACATTCTCTTTTTACTCATTGGTTTCCCCCTATTTTGACATTTTTCTATATTATACCACATGTCTATAGGAAAAATATTCCAAAAAACAAGAGCTTGTTTTGTACAAACAGTATAGAACAAATGTTCGAAAATGTAAAATAAGTAAATATTATAAAAGGCCCTCAGCTATAAGCTAAGAGCCTTAATACCCGGAAAATGTCTTGGGAGAGTATAAACCGGGCCAATCGGCCACCGGGCTATTACACTCGGCAGCCGCAGGGGAATTACCAAATTTATACAATTTTGGATATTACAATTATAAATCGGCTATATGGATATTACAAGGACACGGTTCGGACACTCTTTGTCAAGTCCCTTAATCCAGTACAATGGCATCTGCCCCAAATAGATATATGCTCAAAATTCCAGTCAGCTCGGAAACCCATCGTCTCACAGTTCTGTCCACGCAACTATCTAATGTCTCCGCAATACTCTCATAGGTCATACCATCCAGATAGTAATGCTTGAAAGCGTCATACTTCCACGGAGTTTCTTTCCTAATCATCTCCGCTTCCAGAAGTCCCAGGCACTTATCTATATGTGCAATCATGACAATGCTACGCAGCTTGCTTTTTATGATACTGTTTATGTAGATATCCTCTGCCGATAACTCCTCCAGCTCTTCTCCGTCGTCTACATCCGACAGCTCCGAAACACCCTCCTGGACGCTCTTGCATATCCGGTTATAGTTTTCCATAAGCTTCTTGGCATTCTGGAACACCTTGACCTTCCTGCTTTTTTTCTGTGACTTTTCAAATTCCCTCACCGCTTCCAGTGCTGCCGTTCTCACTAATAACTCCGCAGCTTCTTTTTCCAAATAATCACCTCCCTGCTGTCAATATCCTTTCTGTTACCTCGTCCCATTCCTCAGCCCACTTCATAACCGCAGCAGTCTTTTCATTTGCCAGCCCGGCTTCATGGAAGGTGTACCGGTCTTTATAGATCAGACCGTCCCTTGCGTAATTGCAAACAACACCCGGGGCCGTCCCCAACTTCTCCGCAAGCTCCTTGGCTGTCCCTGAAGCTATCGGTACGCCATGGCTACAAACGGAATATATCTTCTTTGGTTTCATGATCTACCTCCACCAATACAATTCTCACCCGCTCCTGGGGAACGTCTATGTACTCACCACTGTTAAGCAGAATCCCGATCAGACCGTTACTACTGCCGATCATGGTCCCGAACTTCCTCCCAGGATAAACCTGTACAGTGACATTCTGTTTTTCTTCAAGCTTCATGCTGCACCTTCTTCTTTGCAGGAGGCTTCCTGCGCTTCGGGTCCGGACACAGGCTTGTGAATAAATAGGCCGGCTCTCTTGCGCTGATTGTATCGGCTTTAGGTCCATTAAGTATGTAATACTGCTTTGCTGCCCTTGCATCTTCCGTAGAAAGCTTGGCTGCATGTTCATCTTTACTGCTCAATTTATCACCTTCCTTGAGGAAATATCAGTTTACCGTGCCAATCAACTTAGCTATTGCCTTGCTTTTAACCTCTCTACTTGCACGATTTACCGTCATTTCTATAATGGTTTCTTTATCTGCATAAATAACATCTCTAACAGCTTGTGCTATTGCCCGCTTATACATATTTTTGTCGTAGCTAAACCTGTCTCCAACAATCACTTGTGCTATTTTGTTTTTTATTAAGTCTGCTATTTCCTCGTCTGCTATTTCAATTTCTATTTTCATCTTGGCTTCCTCTTTCATATAAATCTGGTTCATACGGTTTTGGCATTGGCATCCATGCAATAACCTCACTAACATCCGGAAGTAATGGGTTGGTTGTATCTCCGAAATAAAATGCGTATCCATCTTCATATACTTTTTGTAAGTAATATACTGGATACCTTAATTCTAATTGATTTCTGTAATGCTCCTTTACAGTACACATAATACACGTACCGAGTGGTGGGTGCTTTTCACCTATCGGAATCCATTTAAAAGTGTTTTTCTCTGGATAATTATTTCTAACTTTTAACACCTCTTCAAGCGAGTGTCTTCCGAGATTTCTTACATTCATTAAATCTTCTTCGCTTATTTCTCTTAGTTTTTCAAGAGTATTAATACCTGCTCGCATTAAACACTTATACGCCCTACATGATAGGCCTAAGTCTCTTATATCAGTCATTCTCTCCTCCTCCTTAAAAATCCTAATTTAAAATCTTACACGCATCTTCCAAAATGGATTTATATTTTTCGACCAACTTCTCTGCGTTATTCGCTCTTGTTAAAGCCGTTCTCATTCTCATTTTGCAATTCCTGACATTTTTCTTTGCTTCCTCCACCTTTTCCTTATCATCACAGAAGGTTTTTAAATATTCCAGATAACGTGAAAGATTCTGAAGCTGTTCCTTTTCAGAGAAATGCTTTACAGAAAAATCCTTTTGCCGACGCTTTTCGTCGTCGATCTCTTCCTGCAGCCAGTATTTGATCTTATGCACATTTTCAACAGCTGGGTCGGAATCCCGTAAGCACTTAAGCATCTTCCGGATCTTCATTTTAGGGGCTTCTTTGAAAAAAGTTTCTGCGTTTATTCTCATGCTACCGTTTGGTATCTTAAATTCAATCGTCACTCTTAATCCTCCTTATCCTTGCCTTTAAGCTCTCCATTACCCAGTTCTGCACATCGTCCTTTCTTTCAAGGGCCTGCATGACGTCCTCGTCACGGGTACCACTGCAGACCAGGTGGTGGATTATCACTTTCTCCTGCTGGCCCTGACGGTGAAGCCTTTTATTCGCCTGGGTGTATAACTCATAATTCCAGTTAAGCCCGAACCATATTACATGATTTCCACCTTGCTGAAGGTTTAGGCCGTAGGCGCTGCTGGCAGGGTGGGTAAGCAGGATATCAATTTCCCGGTTGTTCCAGTCGTCCTCGTCCTGTGTGGTTTTAAGCTCCCTTACCCTTAACCCTGTATTCTTAAGCGCCGCCAGTAGCCTGTCCCGGTCGTGCTGGTAGTTATAGAAAACAAGTGCCGGTTTCCCCTGCAGGGATTCGATCAGCTCCATGAATGCCTCTATTTTGCAGTTATGGATCTCATGTACATTATGGTCCTCATCGTACAAGGCTCCATTTGCCAACTGCAAAAGCTTGTTACTTAAGGCAGCTGCACTGGTCACGCTGATTTCCTCTTCTGCTTCCGGAAGTGCCAGAACCATTTTCCTCTCCAGATCGTAATAGGCCTTACTGGACTTCGGATCTAAGATAACCGGGATCTGATTGTATGTAATGTCCGGAAGCTGCAAATAATCTTCTGACTTCATGCTGATACAGATATCCGATATCTTTTCCAGGATACTGCTCTCGCTCCCTGGCTTTGCTTTGTAGTTATAAATCACGTTGTTTCCTCGGTCTCCCGGATCAAAGTACCGTTCCCGGAACTGGGTATATTTCTGGCCTAACCGTGCGCCGCCGTCCAGCAGGAACACCTGGGCCCATAAATCATTTAACCCATTGGGGGAAGGCGTTCCGGTAAGCTCTATCAGCCGGTCTATGTGGCCGCCCATACTTGCCAGGGCTTTGAACCGTTTCGCCTTGTGGCTTTTAAAGCTGCTGGACTCATCAACCACTACCATGTCAAACGGCCATGCATTCCGATAGTAGTCCACCAGCCACACCACATTTTCACGGTTGATGATATAAATATCTGCCGGGGTATTCAGCGCCCGGATCCGTTTGGATAAGCTTCCCAGTACCGGGGATACACGAAGCATTTTTGTGTGATCCCATTTATCCTTTTCCTTGGTCCAGGTCCCCTCCGCCACTTTCTTTGGGGCGATCACTAAAACCTTTCGAACCTGAAAGCGGTTATATTTTAGATCTTTAATGGCTGTCAGCGTTGTAACTGTTTTCCCAAGGCCCTAACCCATATCAAGCCAGAGGCCTATCTTTTTGATCTCCTGGATCTTGTCAATACAATGTTGTTGATAGTCATGTGGTTTGAATATCATAGGGCATCACCTCTCTTTCTGTCTCCTGGCTTTATAAATCATATTTGCAGTCAAGGGCTTTACTAACCTCATCGTATCCGTAATCCTGGAAGAACTGGCTTACCCCGTCAATCCCCTTGACCACCTCCACCGTCTGCCCTAAGTCCCTAAGCCTTTTGATCTGTACTGTCTGCAGGGCGCTTAACTTCCCTGTATCGGTCTTAAGCTCCACAAACACCGGAGGCCTCCCCGGTAAAACCACAATCCGGTCAGGCACCCCGTCATTGCCAGGGCTTACCCATTTATAGGCCCGGCCTCCCAGTTTCCTTACCTCGGTTGTAAGGATTTTCTCTATGTCCCTCTCTCTCACTTTGGTTTCAACTCCTCGTTTGCCCGTTTCTCTGCTTCCAATCTTTTCTCTTCAAGTCTGTACCTGTACCAGTCCGGATCCTTACCTGCATCAGTCAGGATATACATAATCGTTCTGTCAATTTCTTTTATATCTGTCATGACACAGGCGGCGCATCCAAGATTGCGAAGTTCCTTTATCCGATTCTTTAAAAGCAATGGAGCCTTTTTCAATTCGGGAATCACTTCAACAAATCCGATCCGTCCTCCGGGGATAACCACCATCATTTCCGGTAAGCCCTGAATCCTGGGGGCCTTGAAAACCTGACCTCCTAAACTGGCAATCCGTGCCACAAATTCTTTTCTTAAATCTTCCATGTCCATTATCCAAAATCCTCCTGTCTACAAACAACGCTATATACGCGTGTAGGTTACGTAATTAGGCGTGTTAGGCATAATGCGTATTTACCTATATTACCTATTTACTTTACTATCTATATAAGTTTGTAGTTATTGTAGTTAGTATTAAAATCTCTAGTGTTTATCAGGGTTTCCGGTATCTACAAACCCTCCCTACATTATGACTACAAACTACAAAGCATATTTTTTCAAACTACAACAAACTACAATTAAAAAATTTAAAACTACATTCTACTTTATGACCCTTTCAAATCCACGCTGCGGACCATGCGGTCCAAACGTTCTGGGCGTTTTTATCCTCTTCCATCCCTTTAGAGAAGAAAGAATATTATTTATTTCCATGCTGTCTGTTCGCTTTAAATAACCAGGGATACCGCCATAACACTCTGTCCAAATCTCCATAGCACAGGTTTTTTCTCTTGGAGCCAATTCCATATCTCCCGGATTATTGTTGCCATTAAGGAACATTTTTCTATTCGCCAAACTCATTTGATCCCAATTTAACGGTACCGGCTTATCCAAAAATTCCAGAATTATTCCTTCCTTTCCGGAAGTCTCCCTGTGGCTCTCCTGCTGTTCAAACGCCAGGGCTTCTACTTCTTTTGACAAATACAGTTCTTCTCCTAATGCCCAGTAGGTATAAGCCTCAGCCCAGATCTGATCTACTTCCTTCGGAAGATCGTTCCACACGGATTTCTTCGCAGGATGCGCACCTACATCAACGGGCCAAAAGCGCCGGTTCCCCGTGGAGTCCTTTAGAAATTCGCTGTCGTTACTGGTACCAAAGAACACACAACGCCGGGGATACCGTTCTGTACGCCGCCCGTAGGCCGCACGATAAATATCCTCCCTTTTGCTTAAAAACTGTTTAACTGCAGAAGTTTCCTGCTTTGTCATGGCCGTAAGCTCGCCCACCTCATTGATCCAGGTTCCCTGTATGAGCTCCGCAGCGTCCTTCCCTTCAAAGCTTGTGAGACTATCTGAAAACCACTCCTTCCCCAGAATGGCAAGAAAGGTACTCTTACCAATTCCCTGAGGCCCTGTAAAGATCGGCATATAATCGTATTTCACACCTCCTACAATTCCCCTGGCAACAGCAGCACACAGGGACTTCCTCATAACCGCCCTGGTGTAAGCGTTATCTTCTGCCCCTAAGTAGGAGGATAAAAGGGTATCCACACGCTTCACACCGTCCCATTTAAGGCCTTTTAAATATCTCTTTACATCATTGATCATGTTCTGTCCGCCTACGATCGCAAGAGCGGCGTCAAGCCGGTCCCTGGTTGTGATCCCGTAATAGGTTTCCATATACCAGAAGAACCCTGCGTCATCCGGATCCACCCACTGACGCTTTTCCTCCGCGGGGTTCCATGGAAGCGCCCCTAAGACAAGTCCCCTGTTCGCAAATTCATCGGTCACGATCTTTCCTTTAAGCAATGGATCATTTTGCAGTATCAGGATCACATTATTAACTGTTTTTTGATAGTTTCCATTCCCATCAACCGACAACCGGCTGATCCAGCTTAGATCCTCATCCTGCTGTTGTTCCTGCTGATCGGGAGCTGAGAAGGCCTCCCTCGCAGCCTCAAACTTTTCTTCGGCCACCAGATCCGCCACGGCCTTATCACTGATCGCCAGACGGCTCATTGCCGCAAAAGACGGCAGCTTATTGACCGGGGTTCCTTCCTTGGCTTCATTGTCCTGGTCCCCGTACATGTGAAGCCGGACAAGATCGAATGCATTGACCAGCTGGCCGGAACATGGATCCGTTGCATGGTGGGAGTATAAGAATAAATCTCCATCGTACACAACGGCTCCGCCGGCGGTATGGCCTCCAGTGTATGTATATCTCCCGGAAACTGCCGTTTCCTCATACATTCCCGGGATAAATTTCTCCATGGCCTGGGTGATATTGTAGGTCCGGCAGAAAGCGCCGATGATCCCCTTTTTTACCGTTGGATCCTCTTGCTTAGCAAGCCTTCGGCGTTCTAGTGCTTCGGTGCCCGGGACCTGCGGCCAGGAGGTCACATCCTGCCAGTCTTCATACATACCCAGAAGCCCGTCAAGACTACAAAAGGGATTGTCATATACTTCATATATATAAACACCGTCAGCACTGCAGCTGGGCCAGTACATAAGCCTGGAAGCTTCAAAGGTAGTCGGATCACAGAATTCAATGCCGATCAGCGCCGCCAGCTTCCTGGCTGCAGGTTCGTACTCGTCAGCCGTGGCTGTCCGGTCCATTGGAATGATGACCCTTAGCCGTGGGGCATATTCAGAGTGTTTCCTGGTACTGTAGATGACCGCTGCGCAACCCAGGCCATTGACTCTTTTTAAAATGTCCTCAGTCTGGCCGGTGGGGATCGTATCTAGATCCAGGGTGATTAAGTCCCGGCCCTCAACATAGCAGGCCTTCCGGCGATCACCAGCAAGGGTGCCGCCCACAAAGCCTCCTACGTCCTTTAATTCATCTTGCTGAGGCTTGGAGTAAGCAAGATACTGTTCCAGCGTTTCCGTACTCCGGACTGGATTCTTTAATTTTTCCACGAACTCCGACCACATGATGATGCTTTTCGGCCAGCTCGTTGCCTTACGGCTCCCGGCTGTACTGATCTGCAGCTTTCTGTTATTCTGCACGCTTACTCCCTCCTAGTCCTTCATATAGTAACTACTTTCAAATCCTGCGCCTTTCAAGATAAGCCCCGGCGCCCAGGGTATTGGCTCCGCCATAAGGTCACAAATGCTTTCCACGGTTGTGTCCATTGGTGCATCTATAATCACCTCGTCATGCACATGGAAAACCGTCTGCAGCCCTCTGGCGGCAATTCGTTCTAATGTTACCGCCAGACAGTCCCTAGCAATAGCCTGCACGATATTCTCAGTCATTTTTCCGCCATAGGTTGATGTAACTTCCCATTTCTTTGTCTGCTGGCCAACGTTGTAATAATGGACCGCCAGCTTGCCAAACTGATTTTCTTTTAAGAATGGCTTCGGGTAAAAAAGCTTTCTTCCGCTGGGAAGTTGTACAGTAAGGAAAGACTGTCCATAGACCAGATCTCCCTCCAGTGCAAAAATAAGGCCGTATATTCCTTGTGGCTGTGCCGTCTGCATCGTAGTAAGTGCCGCCTGTTCTACTGCGTACCACAAGTCCTTGATTCTTGGATTCGCCTGTCTCCACCTCTGCACGATGTCCGGAAGCTCTTCTTCGGAGAGTCCCATATCCAACGCACCCATAGCGATAAGCGCATTAGATCCGCCTTGGTACCCAAGGGCAAGGGTGGCAACCTTTCCTTTCTGACGTAAGGCATATTCCGGATTCCCTTTTGATATCAGTTCAAGCGGAACATGGAACATCTGTGCTGCCGTTGCTTCATAAATCTTTCCGTGGGTGGCAAATACCTCGTTGACCCACTGTTCTCCCGCAAGCCAAGCAATTACACGAGCTTCAATGGCAGAGAAATCAGCCACAACGAATTTGTTACCGCCTGACGGGATAAAGGTGGTTCTGATCAACTGGGAAAGTGTATCCGGTACATTTCCGTACAATAGTTTAAGCCCTTCATAATTCTTTGCTTTCACAATCTTTCTGGCATAGTCCAGGGTTTTGAGATAGTTACGGGGAAGGTTCTGCATCTGGACCAGCCTTCCCGCCCAGCGTCCGGTACGGTTAGCACCGTAATACTGTGTCAGACCACGCACACGGTTCCCTTTTCCACAAGCGAAATCCATGGCAACATATTTCTTAATAGAGGTTTTTCCAAGCTGCTGGCGAATCTCTAAAACCCGCATTCCGGGCCCCGCCTCTTCTGGATATAAGGTACCATTTTCCACTTCGCTGACCAATTTATCCATCAAGCCCTGAACACTTTCTTTATTCAGGCTTTCAATTTCCAGTCTGTAGTTATCATAGAACCACTGTTTTAACTGTGCCACACTGTTAGGATTTGATAATTTTGTAATGGTAATTGCTTCGTCTGTCAGTTTTTCTGTACTAATGTTATCTATATAAAGGGCTCCTTCGATTACTTCGCGATCCACCCTAACTCCATAAGCATTCATAAGAATATCAAGCTGCCATAACTGTTCTTCCTGGGTAGGCATCGGAAAAAGACTAAGCCGTTTTAAGATTTCCCTTTCTGTCACAACGTCCTGCTTACAGTACTCCTTGAATAAGTCCCATTTCTCCTGATCATGCCATGGCTGATTCCAGATTCTTCCGCCGTTTGTCCTTGTTGGTTTGCAGGGGACACAGAAATACTTGATCAGCGCCTTACCGACTGTTAGCTTCTGCTTATCTTGGGGGAGCCCTATTGCCTTTCCGGTGGCGTCGAGTCCTGCCGTATACCCGCAGTATAGTCCGTGGGCCATGGTGCAGCGCCACTGATCGATCGGCGTCTTATATCCAGCACGGTTTAAGCAGTACCACTCAAAGGCTGCATTGTAAGCATGTTTCACAACCTCCGGATCTGCTAGGGCTTCTATTACCCCATCTGGGATTCGTCCGTCGCAGGTCAGATCTACAAGTCGCACTTCCTCATCATTCCATTGATAGGCAAACAGGAGAATTTGGAAGTCCGGAGACTGGGCATATTTATAGGCCCCGGCGCTTTTAATATCCACGCTGCTCCTGGTTTCAATATCTATACTTAAATGGTTCATAAATTCCTCCTGTTAGATTGAGGGGCCGCTAAGCCCCTCATGAAATTAATATGGAATTCCTGTTATTGGATGGACCCTGTGTGCTGCCTGTTGACTGTACTGAGGAGTTGCTGGCTGTGGAGCTCCAAATGCCTGTGCTGCCGTTGGTGCGCCGCCTCCTAATGCTTCACCGTCCCTTCGCTTCTGCACTGGGCCCAGGCCACAGCCGATTCCCTTTTTACCACCGAAAGCGTAGGGGAAGAAGTTTACATTCACACGTGCATACATTCCGCTATAAACCCCAGACTGGTTGATGATCGGATTCCCCTGAACATCTACGATCTCCGGCGGATAGTCCGCCTTGGCACTGGCAGTAAATACCCAGTGACCCTTGCACTCCGGACCGAATGCCATTCCATCCGAAGGTCTTACCCCATCCCCATCATAAACCGGGGTAGGAACAATAGGAGGGCAAGTACCATTCCACTTCTCAGAAATTCCCTTTTGCTTGGCTGCTTCGATGGCTGCGTTGATTCGTCCCATGGTGTCAGTATCCGTTTTGGGGACCAAGATAGTACAGCTGAATTTTTCCTCCTGCCCCTGCATGGCAGCATAGGGTTTAAATAAATGTACATAGGACAGTCTTACTTCTCCGGTTGTTACGTTTGTTAAATCGTTCATAATTAAATTTCCTCCTTGAATGCGTCTTTTGCGCTTACTTTATTTGTGATCGCTTCTCTCTTATCTGATTCCTTTACCAGTGCCGGCTTACCCGGGGCTTTCTCAATCTTGTCCCCTACAAAAGTTTCAAAATCTTTTTTTCCTACTACCTTTTCTATCTGAGCCAGGGAAAGTGGCTTTCTTTCCCACAGAACGGTTTCAGATATTCCGTTCTGTGTCAGTTTTGAAAAGGCCTCGTCCATATCAGTCCAAACCCTAGACCCCCGACCCTCCACAGCTTTCCAGCCTGGGACCTCATGACCTGCCAAGCATTCCGCCAGGGCACAGTCCTGAAGATCAGAAAGCCATTTAGCAACATCCGCCCCCTGAGTGAGATACTGCCCTAACTGTTCATTGGTGATCAGGGGAGGGAGCTTTCCCTTGTCAGGCGAGAATGCCAGCCTGACATTTTCCTCTGCCCTTGCCCGGCATCTGCCCCGAGCCCTGCAGTACTTACATGTTTTAGTCCCCGGTGAAAAATCTCCTTCTCCCCTGATAGCCAGGTCTGCCCGCTCCTTTACATACATTCCAAAAGCAAGCAGATCCTCTAATAGGCATTCCCATTCGGATATTCCGTCTGAAAGTCTTGGCTGGACAATGGACATCTTTATTTCCTCAATCGGGTACAGTACCTTGTAAGCCTCATAGGCCCCCAGAGCGTATAGGGCAAGCTGGGGATTGCTTTCCGCAGTCACTCTTCCGTCAGGGCTCTTTCCATACTTAAAATCAATGATATGCAGCACCTTTCCGCTTATCATGATACAGTCTGCTGTTCCGAAGCCTTCTGGAACATAGATGCTGAAATCTACCCTTTTTTCGATTGCTACATAAGGGGGATTCTTAAGGGCCAGGGCTACGGTTTTTATGTAGTCTAGGTATTCATCCGTATAACCCATCATCTCATCCTGCCAAAGTTCTTCTTTCTTTAGCTTATTGATCCCTGTTGTCAGCTTCCGTTTTCCAAAGTCCGTCGTATAAAAGTAATTACGGACTTTCATCTCCGCAAGCTCATGGGCAAGGGTTCCCTCTCTTGCCGCCTCGGAGGTAGTGTCCGGGAACTGCTCTTCCATTCTGGCGCTGGGCGTACAAGCAAGCCATCTGGAAGCCCCGGAGGCGCTTAATAATGCGTGTGACCGCTCAGCATGTCCCATCAGATCTGTGCCCCCAATCCACGAAGCGCCGTCGCGAATGCCCCGTACTGTTCTCTAGGGAGTGCTGGTAATGCCTCTACCCCGAACTGGGCCAGGAGGTTTAAAAGATCCCCCTGTCTCCCGGAGTCCATCAGCATGACTGCAGCACCTGTCAGATCGTCCATCGTATAGCTGGGAGCAGCCGTCTGAACTGGCTCCGTCTGCTGAATTGCTGGCGCAGCTGCAGCTTGCTGTGTGGGCGCCAAAGTTTGTACTGTTGCAGCCGTTATCGGGGCCGCTGTTACAGTCTGTTGTACAGGAGCCTGAGAGATTGGAGCAACTGGAGCTTGTGGCACTGGTGTAACGGATACCGCAGGACTGTTCTCCTGCACTGGCGCTTGGCTTGCTTCTCTAAGACCAGTCAATCTGTTTGCAAAGTGCAGCATGTCATCTAATGTGTCAAAAGTAACGTTAATCATAATTCAATTCCTCCTAATTCTTCTTTTAAAGTTTTAAGTTCCTCTTTGGAGAGGGTAATACCTTTTGTCATTTCCGACCGGTCATCAGACCAGGCCCTAAGATCGTACTTCGGAGAATTATCTCCCCATTTGATAAGGTTCAATTCCTTGTGGTATTTTCCTGACTTCGGAAGCTCCACAAGGGTTTCTAAAATCTCGCATTTTAAATCTGGCATTATTACTTATCTCCCTTCTTAGGTTTTGCCGCAGCCTTTTCTATGTAAATTTTATCCGACATTCGGGATACAATAATGTCTTCCCGGTTGTTCTTCTTCTTCCATGATCGTATGGTAGAGATTTTCCCTTTAGCCGTGTTTACATCGTCATATTCCAAACACATATTTTTATGGTTTGATGCTATAAACTCAATGACCATTTCGACCTCAACGCTTGGAAGGCGTCCTTGTCTTACCGTCGCAGGAATTTTTACGTTATAGCTTATTTTCATACCTTTTTTCTCCTTACCTCCTGTTAGATATCTGATATTTTCCTCAGTAACCGTGTCGCCGTAGGTCAAATCATCGGTCCCTGGGATCACTTCATCCAGGCTGACCGTGCGGATCTGTCTGCCCTGTTTTTTCCTTTCATTGCCGACAGAGCTTCGTACCGCTTGCTTAACAACCGTCTTAAAGGACCACTTTCGAACATCAGGCCGAGCGAACCATTTCTTCACGGCCAGCAGATAACCGAAGGCTGCCACGTCGTATAACTCTGCGTCAAGCTTCTGGATCTTCATGCACCATTCAAGAGCGCCGTGATTTTCTTCTGCAAAAGCCCGCTCTTCTGGGGTAAGTGGGGTAAGCATGACACGATCACACATGGTTTACCCCCCCCCTGAAAATTCGCCGCCCATAGACTTAATGGCTTAAACCGCTTACACTGATGCTTTCTACTGCGGTTGATGCTATGGCTTCTATGACATCTTTAGGTGACACCACGCCATCAAAATCTCCCTCATTTGCAAAGGATGACCCTACCTCTATTAGTAGATTTGTAGTTAATACCACAATATCTTTAAGCGTTCCGCTTGTTTCCACTCTTGCAATGTTTCCAAGCTTTTCGCATGATACGAAAATTCTTTTCTGATCTTTCATCTTGATTTCCTCCTGTGCCCCATGTATAATAGGGGTATCCATTATTTGTTTCACCTACTGACCCTTGCTGTTCCAGCAGCTGGGTCTTTTTTAATAGTCCGGGTTTTGCCAAAAAGCTTACTTACCAATACGAGTTCTTCTTTCGTGTCCTTGATTACCAGATAGTTTTCTGGCAGTAATCGGTTCTTCGCCATAAGGATCTTCTGGTCCCTTGTCGGCTTCGTTGCTTTACTCTTTCCCATCAATGCTACCTCCTGGGGTTTCAGTTTTTAGAGTCTGTATGACTCCATCAATTTCTGAAATTGCTTTTTCGTGCTCCAGTTTAGAAACCTGAAACCGTTTAAGCAATGCAGTTCTGGCCCGCTTAGTCACTACAATGTATTGGCCGATTCCCTGCTTTACCATGATTGCCTCCGGAAACT